CCATCAGGAGGGAGTGGAACAGTAACATCTGTTACAGCAGGTACTGGTATGACTCAAACTGGAACTTCTACAGTTAATCCTACTTTAAATGTAATAGGAGGAGATGGTATAACAGCGAATGCTAATGATGTTGCAGTAGATTCTACAGTTGTAAGAACTACTGGTGCACAGTCAATTGCAGGTAACAAAACATTTAGTGGTGCATTAATAATAGGAAATGGAACTGCAAGTTCTCCTTCTATAAGATTTACAAATGATAATGATACAGGAATATATAAACATGCTTCTTATGATATAATGGAATTTAGTGTTGGTGGTGCATCTAGATTATCAATTTCTAGTGGTGGTCCTCAAGCTACATCTTTAGGAGTAGGTACAGCACCAGGAACAACTACAGGTTTAATTAGAGCAAGTAATGATATTATAGCATTTTATTCTTCAGATAAAAGATTAAAAAATAATATTAAAACTATAGAAAGTCCATTAGAAAAATTAGATAAAATAAATGGTGTAGAATTTGATTGGATACCAAAAGAAGGAATACATGAAAATGAAGGGCATGATGTAGGAGTAATAGCACAAGAAGTTGAAAAAATAATTCCTGAAATAGTTCAAACGAGAGATAATGGTTATAAAGCAGTTAAATATGAAAAGATAGTTCCATTATTGATTGAATCAATTAAAGAATTAAAGGCTGAAATAGAAGAATTAAAAAAATCTAAATAATGGCATTACCTAGCTCTGGACAAATGGCAATGACTGCAGTTGCAACTGAATTTAGTGTATCTTCAACTAATATTTCTTTATCAAACTTAGGCACCAAACTTTCAGAACCTATCACAGCGGGTAATGAAGTAGAACTAGCAACTGATTTTTATGGTCAAAGTGCTGTAACACTTACATCTTTTACTGCTATTTTAGATTCTGAAGGAGATACATTTGGGAGTAGCGAAGCTGCATGTAACGCTGAAGAAACAACACAATACACATATTATCATGATGGCTCAGGAACATTTCCATCAGAAAATGATAATGTTTATACAAATAGTGGAGGCACAACTAGTGCAGCAGATGGATATATTAAATGGTCTCCAGGAAGAGGCTTTCAATATACTAATATAGAATCTGGAGAAGCTGGATTGCCAGGCATTTGTTAATGAATAATTTAAATAAACACACAGAATATTTAAATAGTAAAGATAAACACACAGAATACTTAAATAACAAAGTTTATTTTACAAAAGATAACAGACTGTTAACTCCTAATGCCCAATCAGTTATGATGGGTTGGGAAGACCCTATTATGAAAGATGCTGCGGCCTTAATATGTAAAGGGGGAGGAAAAATCCTTAATGTAGGGTTTGGATTAGGCCTCATAGATACCTACATTCAATCTTATAATATAGATGAACATTGGATTATAGAAGCACATCCTGATGTACAAAATAAAATTAAAAAGGATGGGTGGGATAAAAAATCTAATGTTACATGCTTATTTGATAAATGGCAAAATGTTTATGATAAATTACCTAGATTTGATGGCATTTATTTTGACACTTGGAAAGAATCATTAGATTTATTTCATGAAATAGTACCTAATATATTAAACCCCGGAGGAAAATATACATATTGGTCCCCAAATGATTTAAATGTACATTCTGTATTTAAATCTAAAAAATATAAAATACAAGAATACATAACAAAATTAAACCACATTCCAGATAACCAAAAATATTATAATAAATTAAATAAAAATTTTCCTCATAAATTAATAACAAAATTAATTTAAAAATAATTTGGATTACGTTTAAAAAAATTTTATTTTTATATTACATAATTTTAAACAAATAATTAATATTTATAAACATGACAAAAGAGAATGAAACTCAAGTTTTAACAAAAGAAGAATTAGAAAATTTAACTTCGTTACAACAACAACAAAACGATTTAATTTTTGGATTAGGTCAAGTAGAATACCAATTAGGATTTCTTACACAACGAAAAACATTAATAAAAAAAGAACTAGAAGCTTTTGAAAATAAACAAACTGAAATTGCCCAAGAAATAGAAAAAAAATATGGGCAAGGAACAGTAAACTTAGAAAATGGCGAAATAATTAAAACTTAATCGCATTTTTAAAAGCTTTTGCAGTATTTATAAACAAAATTAATTCATAAAACATGGCAGAAGTATTAATATCCCCTGGTGTATTAGCAAGAGAAAATGACCAATCTTTTTTACAGGCTCAACCTATACAAGCAGGAGCAGCTATAGTAGGCCCAACAGCAAAAGGTCCTGTTGGCATACCAACATTAGTTACTACCTATAGTGACTATCAAAATAAATTTGGTGCTGTTGTAGAAAGTGGAAGTGCAGAATACACATATTTAACATCAATCTCAGCATACAACTATTTTCAACAAGGAGGAGATTCATTATTAGTAACTAGAGTAGCTAGTGGTTCTTATACATCAGCAACTAGCACAGCAATTTCTAACTCATTAAGCACAAATGCTTTTACTTTAAAAACTATTTCTGAAGGAATAGAACAAAATAGTAGTGGGTCTACAGGAACAAATGGAACTCTAAATAATGGTACTAAAGAAAATGTAAGATGGGAAATAGTTCAACCAAACATAGCTACAGGAACATTTAGTTTATTAGTTAGACAGGGTAATGATAGACAAAATAATAAATCAGTTTTAGAAACTTGGGCTAATTTATCTTTAGATCCAAATTCTAATGATTATATTGAAAAAGTAATAGGAAATTCAAAACAAGTTGTTGATAGTGATGGTACTGAATTTTATGTTAAAAATGAAGGAGAATATCTTAATAGAAGTAGATATGTTTATATAGACTCAGTCTCAACTCCTACTTTAAATTATTTTGATAATGCTGGAAATGCAAAGACACAATACACAGCTTCTATTCCATTAGCAAGTTCAGGGTCATTTAAAGATGCAACAGGTACAGCTTTTACTTCAGCTAGTAGTCCAGCTAATTTTTATGATAGTATTAATAATACAAATTCACAAGGATTTGACTCAGCTGCTTTAGGAGATACTTCAACCCCTGGAACATATGGTGTAGCATTTAATTTATTAGCTAATCAAGACGATTATCAATTTAATTTAATTACAGCCCCAGGATTAATTAAGGGGAATTCAAATGCATCTAGTGAATTAACTATAATGGTTAATAATGCTCAATCTAGAGGAGATAATTTAGCTATATTGGATTTAGTTAATTGGAATACAGGAATTTCAACAGTAGTAGCAGGAGCATCAGCAATTGATTCTTCATATGCAGCTACATATTGGCCATGGTTACAAACTATTGACCCAGATTTAAATAAAACTGTTTGGGTACCAGCATCAACAATGATACCAGGAGTATATGCATTTAATGATAGAGCAGGTGAAGCATGGTTTGCACCCGCTGGATTAAGTAGAGGTGGATTATCAACTGTATTAAGAGCTGAAAGAAAATTAACTAATGGAAACAGAAATACTTTATATACTGATAATGTAAACCCAATAGCTACATTCCCAAACACAGGAGTAGTAGTATTTGGACAAAAAACATTACAAAAAGCTGCTTCAGCACTTGATAGAGTAAATGTTAGAAGATTATTAATTGCACTTAAAGGATTTATTACTCAAATAGCCGATAATTTAGTATTTGAACAAAATACAGCCGCTACAAGAAATAACTTTTTAACGCAAGTTAACCCATACTTATCAAGTGTACAACAAAGACAAGGTTTATATGCTTTTAAAGTAGTAATGGATGATAGTAATAATACACCAGATGTAATAGATAGAAATCAGTTAGTAGGTCAAATTTATATTCAACCAACTAAAACAGCTGAATTTATTTATCTAGATTTTAATATATTACCAACTGGGGTTACTTTCCCATCATAAAAACCAAAGAATTAGATATTTATAATTGAAAATAAACAATAAAAAATGGCAGTATTAGATCCCAATGAAATATTTTTCACCGCGTTTGAACCTAAACAAGCAAATAGATTCATCCTTTACATGGATGGTATTCCAAGCTTTATCATTAAAGGAGTAAGTGCAGTATCACTAACACAAGGTGAAGTAATATTAAATCACATTAATATCCTTAGAAAAGTAAAGGGTAAATCAGTATGGAATGATGTTACAATGACATTATTTGATCCAATTACACCTTCAGGTGCTCAAGCAGTAATGGAGTGGGTAAGATTAGGACATGAATCAGTAACAAGTAGAGATGGTTATTCTGATTTCTATAAAAAAGATTTAACTATTAATGTTTTAGGACCAGTAGGTGATATAGTTTCAGAATGGATATTAAAAGGTGCCTTTATCAAAGAATCAACATTTGGAGATTACAATTGGGATACTGAAAATGAAGCAAAACAAATTGAATGTACTCTAGGAATAGATTACGCTATATTAAATTTCTAATACAAAATAAATATTTTATTGAAGGGAGTTTGGCTATGTCAAACTCCTTTTTTATATTGATATTTATAATAAATTAAGTTATTAACAAATAAAAGATATGTCAGAATTTAAATTCCCGTCAGAAACCATAGACTTACCATCAAAAGGATTAGTATATCCTGAAGGTCATCCTTTATCAGAAGGAAAAATAGAAATAAAATATATGACCGCTAAGGAAGAAGATATTTTAACAAATCAGGCTTACATTGAAAAAGGAACTGTTTTAGATAAGTTAGTAGAATCTTTAATAGTAAATAAAGATATAAATCAAAAAGATCTTATTATAGGAGATAAAAACGCTGTTTTAGTTGCATCTAGAATATTAGGGTATGGTAAAAATTATACTTTTACTTTAGGAGGTAAGGAACATACTGTAGATTTAACAGAAGTAGAAAATAGAGTTATTGATGAATCTGAATACACCAAAGGAAAAAATTCATTTTCATTTAAATTACCTAATAGTGGTAATGAAATCACTTATAAAATTTTAAATGGTCATGATGAAACTAAAATAAATCAAGAATTAAGAGGAATTAAAAAAATTAATAAAGACGCATCACCAGAACTATCAACTAGATTAAAACATTTAATCACATCTGTTAATGAAGAAACAGAAAATAAAAAAATTAGAGAATTTGTTGATAATTATTTATTAGCTATGGATTCAAGAGCACTAAGAGAACATATAAAAAATACCCAACCAGATGTAGATTTAACTTTTGATTTAGATGGTGAAGAGGAGGTCACAGTCCCAATAGGGATAACGTTTTTTTGGCCTGACGCTTGAAATAGCTCCCCAACTTAGATTAAATTTATTTAAACAAATCCATGAAATTGTATTCCATGGTAAAGGTGGATATAGCTGGCATGATATTTATAATATGCCTTTATGGTTAAGAAAATTTACCTTTAAAGAAATTTCTGATTTTTATGAAAAAGAAAGAAAAGAATATGAAAAATCCCAAGGTAAAGGATCTTCTACAGTAGTAGATACTGATGGTAAGGTTAATACTTCTAACATGCCCCAATTTTCAAAAGGATCAAAGCCTAGAACATCATATAAGTAATTCTATTTTTTAGTATTTATAATAAACATCCCTAAATGGCTCTAGAAGACGATATTAAAAATATAAAAAAACTCAATGAAGAGATTGAGACTTTATCTAAAAAGTTAAGAGAGCCAACGAAAATATTTGAAGAAGGTGAAATAAATCAAGCTAAATTATATATTAAATCATTAAGAAATGAACTTCTAAAAGTAGATAGTGATTTAAGTTATATAGCTGATTCTTTTAGGAGAAGTGTTGAAGAACTTTCTAAACAAAATACGTTTTTAAATCAAGGAAAAAAAGCACTAAGAGGAATATCTGATATTTCCTCACAACTATTAAGAATTAAATATGGTGAGGTTGATGCTAGCTCTCAAGATATATCTAAACTGTTACAAAAATCTGTTATAAAAGAAGATGAATTACGCCAATCAATCCTTTTATTAGAAACAGCAGAAAAGCAAACTGATGAAACTAAAGCTCAAATAGTAGAACTCCAGAAATCACTAAAAGCAATGACTGCTTTTAAAAGTGGAGCAGAAGATGTACTAGCTATTCAAAAATCAATAGAAAAAAATGCAGGTGTAATGATATTTTCAGGACTTGAAGATCTTACTAATGCAATCCCAGGCCTTAGAAAATTTACGGGGGCATTTACAGAAGCTTCTAAAGCAGCAAAAGAAGCTGCTCGAGCAAATATATTAGATGCAGAAGCTATAAAAGAACAAAATAAATCCACCCAAAGAGAATATGAAAAAAAAGTAGCCCAAAGAAAATCAGATGAAGATTCCCTAAAATCCGGAAAAGGTTTAACTAAAGAAGTTATAAAAAGATTAGGATTAGAAAAACAATTAGTAGGAATAAATAAAAAAGGACAATCTATATCTCTAGCAGGAAATGCAGCATCTGCTAAAGCCTCAGCTTTATCAAGAAAAAATTTATTAAAACCCATTTCACCACCTAAAGTCCCTATACCTAAAAAATTACCTAGTAAAATGTCTAAAATATTTAGTCCTTTACTAGCTGGATTTAAAGCTCTAGGTCCTATGATTTTAAAATCTTTAGGTCCTATAGGACTTCTTATTAGTTTAATATCTAATCTAGTAAGTGCAATAATAGCATCCGATAAAGCAACTGGAGAATTAGCAAGAAATCTAAATATTTCATATAAAAGTGCAGTAAGAGTTAGAGAAGAATTTTTTCGAATTGCTACCGCAGCAGGAGATAATTATGTTCTTACAGAAGGAATTCAAAAATCAAATGAAGCCATAACTAAACAACTAGGAATCCAACAAAAAATAATGGATAGTGGTCTTTTGGTTTCAATGGCAAAACTACGAGAAAGAGCAGGTTTTACTAACGATGAATTATTAGGTGCAGTTAACCTTCAACTTTCATCTAAAAAAACATTAGATGAAATAACCACTGAAATTTTAGGACAAACAAAATTAACATCTTTTCAAAACAACGTTAATATTGATCAAAAAGAAGTTCTTAGAGATATATCAAAAATTTCTAAA